CATGCCCTTGGGTAGCTTGGACGCACCCGCAATGGCGCAATACTGCCTGCCCTGCTGGCTGGTCTTGTGGATCAGCGTCAGCATAGCTGGCTTGCCAAGAAGGTTCTTCAAGCTGAATGCTTGTAGTTCCTTGGAGGTGAAGGTCTGGCCTCTCCACTGCTCAAGCAGTTTCCGCAAGCTTGCTTTCTCGCCAAGACTGCGGGTTTGCTCGATGGAAACGACCATAGGCTTTTCCACCTTAGTTACTTTGCCCTTCTCCTCCACCTCGAACTCATCAGTCTGATCTGGCAACTCGAAGGTCAAGCGAACTTTAGGTGTCCACTTTTCTTGGTTATCCCAATTGGTTTTCTGGTGGCCTAGATCAACTAGGCTATAGAGAACGCCTACAGTAGCTCCCGCTTCTGGTAGTTTGCGTTCCATTTTCTGCGATTCACTTATGGTTAGTGCCATGTTATTTCTCCTTTATTTATTTATTTGGGTTTGTTGTTGTTGGGGTAAGTTCGTCAAAAGCTGGTGACTTAACGTAAAAGCCCTGCGCAATGGTTGCGGTTTTTGCATACTCGATAGTCACATTGGCTGGCGCGATTTGTCGAGCTAATTCGCACACGCTGTCGGCGGTCAGTATGACTAGCCATTCCTTGCGTCCATTACGGCGGAAGAATACTGCTGGGATCTTGCCCGCTGGACAATCACGCTTGGATTGCTCCATCCACTCTTCGGGTTTGAGTGCCTGGCAACGCTTGCCTTCGATGTGAAATGGAAAATTCTCGCAGACTACATCACCGCTACCGCCCTCTGGATTGCCTGCGTACTGCTGTGTACGCCTAGCCTTACGCCAACCCTGCTCGCGGAGATAGTTAGCCAATTCACGCTCGCCCGCCGCGCCCTTCGCCCTGCTGTTTATTTTTCCCATGTGACGCTCATTGTTAGGTCAGTTGCCTCGTTTCCGTCAACCATAAAATGAGCCGGTCCGTTTTTAGCGCATTGATCCATGAACTCATTCATGGCTTTATTAGAAACAGTAAACGATCTGCTTTTTGACTCCATACATAAAGAGCCAAAGATAGTTGAGAAAAACTGCTTTTGGAACTTCCACCCAAGTTCGCTTACTTGTATCGAATCTTGATTCTTTTCCATCCAGATATGGCTAGGGATTTAGCCAATTCCGGTCAATAACAAAGTAACCGCTATTTAATTAAGCCAAGTCTTATTAGCGCGACTGATGTCATCATTAAATTTTCTTATCATTGCCATCATGCTTAACTTTTGCACTATCTTCTTATTCTTCTTCACCCAAGCAACGGCTTCGTCAAAGGATTCTGCATCCTTCAAGCCTTCCTCGAACTTAGCCCAAGCCTCTTTCTCGTTCACAGATTCTTAAATACACGCCAGCCACCGCCTGTCGATGGGCAAAGCTTTGTTGTTACCGACCTGCACTTGGCAATTGGCAACAACCAGAACAGATCATCGCTCATGCCCCAGCAAGCAACGTAATCCACGCCAGTAATAGCACGCTTGGGGATATTGAATCCATTGCCACTACTGGTAGTGAAGCGGTACTTGGTGCGCCCAGGCTCTATGGCTTGAGCGGTCTTAACTTGGATGCGGTAAAACTTGTTATTCCTCTCTGCCACTACATCGTATCCAGCAAAATCCTCGTAAGGCGTAAGCACGCTGTATCCGCACCGCAACAATGCGCTAGTAACGCGGGCTACCCCAACTGCACCTACCTGTCTTGATGTTAATTTCATGATTGACAGCTTTCGGTTTGTCCTAGATACTTTTTACTATGAAAACAACACAAATATTATTAACCATTGTTCTCGCAACCGCAACAGCCAACGCCCAAGAGGTTCTTGATGCCATTGATGCCGTAACCGGCGGAGTTTACGAAGGTAGCGGTAGCTTTGCTAGGGCTGGCAATGTTGCGGTAGGCTCTGGTGGTGCAATTATCCAAGCCGGAACAACCTTCTTCACGCCCACAGGCGTTATTCAGCAGGCCGGATGCTCTTATCTTACCGCTCATGGCACAACTGTAAGAGCTGGTGATTCGTTCATTTCAAATAAATCAACTGTTGTTTATGTGGATGGCGTATTTGCCGGAACGCGCCCAGCGGTTGTCGCTGGAGGCACTATCCTAAAGGCTAAATAATCACCCACTACCAAACAGGGAAAACCTATTGTTTATCCTGTTCTGTAGACCATTCAGAAATTTCTTTCTGTCTGGATTTTTACTAGCCATACGCAACTCATCGTTCCATTGAGCCTTGCTTGCCTCAAGCATTAAGCTTTTTGGGTCAACTTGGTTAATCGCGCTTATTGTTTTTGGTCCAATCGCGCCGTCAACCTTTACAGGAACACCAAGATTATTTAACGCCTGTTGCATGTACTTTGTTGCACCGCCCACGCCTCGATTAAACGCAAGATCCTGCGCGAATGGCCTAACTGCATCTGGAAGCTTTTGGGTAAATGGTGCGGTGTATTGCACAACGTATTTTGCCGCTGCCTGTTCTCTTTCGCTTGGTGATAGTGATGATATTTGTTTGAATGCATCCGGATGATACTTGTTGTTGATCCCAGCCACCTCGTAACTTCCACCCATATCTCCGGATGGCAACTTATATACGGCAAGATTTCCGTTTTTATCGCGCCTTCCCTCAAAATCAACTGTCTTCATTGCCGCGGAAATGAGCGGATCAAGCTCTGCTGGTGTTGGAGGAATTGATTCAGTCATTTTTTGAAGCACGGGATTCTTTGGCGTTTCGATCTCTTTGCGAATAGATGCATCCATAATGTCCCTTTCCATTCTCTTTGGAATAAAGTTTGATTGCCGTTCCGCGCCGTATACTTGGAATGATGCCATATTATTTACCTAGCGAATTTTGTATTGCCTGCCTCTTTAGCATTTTAGCCATTGCATCTAAGTCGGGATCATCCTCGTCATTAGCCAATGATTGAAGACTTGCAGCGGCGGCCGGAAGCTGGTTGGGCGTGATTTCAATATTTTTAGCCAACCAACGCACATACTTTGGATTCGTGAATAGCTTAGATCCAAGATAACTTGTGCCAACAAGTCCGGCTACTCCTCCGGAAACCCCAAACTTGCCTACTCCTGCAGAACCGAAGAAGGTAGTTGCCAGAGCAATTGGAGTAAGGCCGGCGGCAGTTCCGGATGGATTCGCCAAAACATTTCCACCGCTACGGACAAGGGATGAGGCTTTCGCTATCTTCTCAATGTCCCGCCTAAAATCAGATCCATACCTTCCGAAAAGCTGTTGCTTGGCTGGATTGCTGAGTTTGTTGAAATTGGTAAGGAATGTGCTTGAACTCCAAGCGTCACCAACCTCGTTTTGCTGACCAGGCAAAGCCTTGCCCATGCGCTCAACAAATGTGCTTGTAACTGCCTTCTGGTCTTCCATCGGAAGGCTTTTCATTAAGGCCGAAAGCCTTGTGCCTCCAGATTTTGAACCAGAAAACGCTGCGTTGTAAACCAACTCTGGCTCAAGTTTATTTACAAAGCTTTGAAGTTTGTCGGCTCTTTCATGCAATGCTCTTGAGTAATTGCTTGCCCTATTAAACAAGTTTAATGCCTTATCTCCTTGTTCAGCCGCCAATGCCTTAATGTCTTCCGACAGCGCACCATAAAGCATCTTAAATTCACGCCTTGGAACATCGTTTAGTAGGCTTATTCCGGCCAAAGAATTTCCTATTTTGCTCCTAAGAACCCTAAGTGCCTCCACGCTCAACGTGCCTGTCTTTTTAATGTCGCTATCAAAATCAGTTTTAATTTTAGAAAGGATTGGATTTTCCATTCCAGCACTTAATGCAGGCGCGCCTGGAATTGGTTGCATGACTTCTTTGAGTGTTGCTTGAAAATTATCTACGCTACTTTGAGTCTTTGGAGGAAGAAGCGTTTCAAGGTTATTGTAAAGCCTTGATTCAACAACTCGTTTTTGACCAAAAACTTTTGGAACTCCTTCTTTAATTCCAGCCCCAGCAACACTAGGTTCTGTAACAGGAGACAACTCTTCAGTAATTCCCCTTAACTTTTCCTGCAATCCTCTTTGTTGCGCTGTTCCAAAATCCCTTAAAACTCCTCCAGATCCAGGTATTTTAGCCATCCCAGCCTCAAGCCCCTTGATTGGCGTAGTCTGTGTTGCTTGTCCGGCGGTTGGTGTAAGGCCAACATCCTCAAAAGCCCTAATATTTGAAGCGATGTCTTCCGGTTTTGCGCCACCCCTTAGAACCGATCTTACGCCCTCCTCTCCAAGTGTTGCCAGGCCAGGAAGCGCAACGCCTGCTGCACCAGCCGCCATTTGACCAACCGGCCCTGCGCCAGCTTGTCTAGCACCCTCAGACGCAAGCCCTCCACCAACTGCTTGAAACGACTGTAGAGCCGGCTTTTCGGTTAGAATGTTTCCAATCCCTCTCAATACTGGAGTTGATGCTTTTTGTAGAAGCTGTCCAGCACCAAGAGTTGGAAGCATTGAAGTGCCTGCCTCAACCGCTGCTTGGGAAAGTTTTTCAGCGGAAGTCACAGGATTTGGTAGCCCTGCTTCATTTTTAAGTTGCTCAAGAACGTCACCAAGAGCGGGCAATCTTCCTTCCGCTCCAACCATTTCAGCTATTTTGTTGTAAATTCTAGGCGTGAAATCAACAATTGCTCCGGCTGTTGCTCCAGCCAATGCGCCCGGAACTGCGCCAACTCCAGCCAATGGTGCGCCCATTGCCGCGCCAGCCAATGCGCCGGTTGTAACAGGGTTAATTGCAGCGCGAGCGGTAAGCCCAGCCTGCCTTTGTAGATAATCTCCGGTTGTCTGAGGTTCTACAGCAGTTCTTGTTTGGTTTAGATCAGATACAAATTTATTGATCTGTTCCGGAGTTGAACTATCCGGAAGGTCAAACTGACCGACTCCAGGTACATCAAGGATTGGCATTATCTTGGAATGACAATGTTGCCGTTTGCGTCAATCGTTGTTTGAATTACCTGTCTGGATGGAGTACCAGCAGCACCCGCTTTTCCAGATGCCTTGCTACCTGTGCCAAGATTCTCTCGAAGATCATCCGGAAGAAGCGTATCTGGAATGTCGTATCCAGAATCACGAAAAACCTGCAATTTACCAAGATATTCACGCCTTCTTTGGGCTGTAAACAGCTTCATTCTGTCCGGAAAATCATTTGAATTTGGATCACCAATTTCAGCCCTAAATCTTTCCGCCTCTTGATCGGTTACCGCACCGCCAGACCTAGCCTTCAATATCTGGTTATTCACGCCAGAAAATGCCTGCATCATCTTTGTGTAGTCCGGAAAGCCATAGGTTGAGGCAATCGCTGGATTGACCCTACCCCTAACCGGCCCGTAAAGATTCTCGCTGGTAATTGAACCAATTGCTGTTCCGCCCAAATCAACAAGTGATTTGAAGTCTGTGAGTTCTCCAATCTCTTTAATTGGAAGCTTCTTAAAATTATCCTTTGCGGACTTGTACATATCATCTCTGGCAACAGTAAGAGCTTGAGCCAAGCCTTGATTTCCGGATGCCTGCGCTTCTGCAATTCTTTGATTTGCGTAAGCCAATCCTTGCGCGGCTGTTTCAAACTTTGTTGCCATCGCTTGGTTTACTTTTTCAGCCGGAGTTACGGATGGCACATTTCCCAATCCAGGCACGTTAACCGCGCCACCATATTCCATCATTCTTTGATTCGCAACAGCCCTTCTTCCTGGGGTTGCGTTTGGATCATTATAAATGGCCTGTTCTTGGTCAATCAAAGATCCGCGAACATCGGCATCCATGATGTCCTTGTCGGCTGCAAGTTTCTTTACCGAAAGATCAGTAAGCCTCTGGCGCAATTCGCGCTCTTTCTTTGCCTCCGGTCCTTCAAAATTAAAGCTTAGTCCACCCATATATTTACTCCTATCTGCTGAATGAGAACGAAGGCATTAGCGAGCCAATACCACCAGCAATCTGCGCAAACTGTTGCGCTCCGCTTGGCTGGCTTGCAATTGCGCCAACTTGCGCGCCATAAGTGCTGGCTTGGTAATTGGCCTGCGACCTGTAAAGCTCATTAAACGCATTGGTAAGCTGAACAGGGATGTTTTGATCGGTTGTTTGGTAAAACGGCTGATATGTGGAAGGCTGTTGGTTAAAGCCACCAGGCAAAGCTTGATTGGCTTGGATGTAGTTTTGCATTGCGCCCTGCTGTTGACCTGTGCGGGCTTGGGAGAGGTTATAAAGAGAAGGTCCACCAGCAACAAAGTTGGAAGCTGCACCTAGTCTGTTTTGACGCAATGCGTCACGGAATGCCAAATCAGCCTTGAGCGCATCACCAGTTGTCTGACCAGATCCGAGAAAGCTTTGTGCTGCTCCATAACGAGCCAGCTTGCGGGCTTCGCCAGCCGCACCGATCTGCGAGGCTTCTTGCACTGCTGGTCCAAGGCCAAAGATATTGCCCCTAGCAGTCTGTGCGCCACGGATGGCTTGTTCGTAGCCACGCCGTTCTTCTGCCCCAATGGTAGAGCCTAAGCGTAATTGATTAAGAGCCTCATCCTCAAGCGTCTTACGGAGTTGTTCTGTTTCAGGCGTTGTGGTTTCACCAATAGGCTGAGTTGCCATCTGCCGATATTGACGGCCAAGACCAACAGCAGTCTTATAGGACTCAGGATCAATCTGGCGTAATTGCTGGGTCGCTCGTTCTTCTGGCAATTGCAGAAATTCTCGGAAAGAAGTAATTTCACGCGCTGCCTCAGGAGATTCTGCCGTAAGCGGAGAGAAATTTTTAATCTGCTGTGTCGCATCAGTAACTGCACCTTGAACGCTCGTTAGGTCTGATTTTAACTGATTGACATAAACTTGACTTGAATCACGCCTAGCATCACCAGCGGGAAGCTGATCTAATAGTTTTTGCGCTGAATCTAGTCTTTGTTGGATGCCAGTAATCTGCGTGTTACCACGATCTACAATTGAATTTAAGCGGCCAAGTTTGGATGTGTTGTAATCATTTAGAATGTCATTATCCGAAACTTGGAAGTTTAGTTTACTTGCAAGATCGGAAGTTCCGTAATTTCTTTGAGAAGACAATCCAACGGGTGACGCGCCACCAGCAGCACCAGCCTGATCTCTGCCACCACTCAATGCTGCAATCTGCTCGGCAAGCGTATTGTATGTTTTATTTTTAGATAGCTCTTCATCATATTGAGACTGAAGTTTGCTTATCTGCTTCTTGGTATTATCAAATGTAAACTTCTTTTGTGCGCCAACCGCTTCTTCAAATGATTTGAATGGATAATCTTTTTGCCTCTTCTTGGCATCGTAATCTATTTTGGGTTGTTTGTCCCCAAGTAATCGAAGTTGTTTTGGCTTTTCAAGCTCAAGTTTTTCAATATCGCCCTCTTCGTTGAGCCTATATAATGTCGGGTATGGATCTGGCTTCTTTCTTGGATTTTCTGGAGCTTGAATTGCCATATTATTTTGTCCCAGTAGTTAGCTCTGGATTCCCAATGTTTGTTCCAATTGTGTTGTAAAAGTCAACTGGTCCTGGTTGGCGGTTGAACGCCACATTCTGTTCAACTGATCCATAAGGTGATGTTCCGTAAAGACGCTCGAACTGGCGAGTCATCTGATCGCCTAGTCCTCGATTCAAGGCATACGCTTGCGGGCTAGTCTCATACTGCCTGCGAAGCGTTTCTAGGGTACGCTGTGGACCATATTGACGCTCTAATTGCAAGCCAGACTGCACGCCTGCCTGCTGATCCAATGCTGACAATTGACGCTCCAAAGAACGCTGTTGGGGCATATATTGAACACGAAGTTTATTCTCTAAAGCCGCCACGGCTGGGGATTTTTCAATATAGGTATCAATGTTCATCCGATAGGCAGCAGCGTTGGCCTGCGCAACTGCTGCTGGATCGGGCGGAGGAGGCGGTGAAGGAATAGAAGGTGATCCACCCACGGTGTTAAACCCTAGCCTTTCGCATAAATGTCATATAGTCGTAACTCCTTGGTTTGCCAGAACGATTAAAGGTGATCCGCTTGCGAGGACCAAAGCGTTGCCAAAGCAACAACAGCAAGCAACGTAGAGATTTACCACCCTTTGATGAGATCGTCAAGTCAACAAAGACATTCTCGCCATCTTCGCTATGCACATAATGGTCAGCCTTTTGTCCGTCTTTTATGCACCTAGCCAGAGCTACGCCAGCAATCTCATCCCCATCCTTAACCACCCCGACCATGCCCTGCTTCTCAAACCAGCCAAACCACTCAGCCAGGTTAGGCCACATAGCCTCTGGAACGCTACTTTGCTCTATGTATTCAATAGCAGTCATGCTACCAGTTCCTGCAAGACCAATATCTAGGTGTTAATTTGCTTGGTGGTTTGCTGTCGCATCCATGCCTAGCCCTAAAACTTCGCCTGCGATCTGGATTGTTCTTCTTGATCTTCATGTCCGGATCGCCATATCGGATAGTCTTTGACTGCCCATTTTGGCAGGCTCTAACAACAAACTTTTTGCGTTCACCAGGGGTTCGCCTTGGGCTATTGCATGATAATTCGCTCATAGGGTTTTCTGGATCTCGATGGTATCAGGATTGGCCGCAGCCGTTATCTGGCGTATCGCCATCTTGTTCGCAGCACTTGCAATTTTAATATTCAATAAACGCCATTTTTGATATGCCCTAAGATCACTTGCAATCCTTTTCTTTAACGAGCTTGGTAATACCGCTGGAAGCTGAAAATCAAGTGTAAGAACTGCGCTTGATATGTTTAGGTTTGGCTGAACATCAATATCCCCAATATCAATATCACGCTGGATTGATATGGTTGTATCAGACGAAAAGGAGTCATCAAATGAAACTTCAAAATAGCTACCGTATTTATATGCAAATGGATCGGCAAAATTAAAATCCTTGGTTCGCACATAGGACTCATAATTCTGCCCAGCGTCCAGATAGTCAGCAGAAGTAACTTGAGAAGGTGTTTTATATCCGCTATATTTATTTATTTGACCAGTTGTTGACTTTATCATCAATCTAACACCCTCATCTTGAAAATTTGTTAATGCAAACTGCATGGCGCGAATAGTCCATGTTCCCTCAAATGCACCAAGAATTGTATTGTAAACAATGAGTGTATCATTGTAATCATTTGATTCCGTTGGAATTGCAAGAAAATATCTATTATCGTAAAAAGATGCTGTTGATATTCCTATTTCTGCTGGATTTATTTTTTGAATAACATCTTTAATAACTTCAGATACTGGCAAACCAACTGATGTGAAGTCATCCGCAACAGATCGAACCAATGATCTTATCCCGTCATCAGACAAAAAGAAAATATCGCTATTGACCTGAACCGCAGATCCTTCAGCCACGCAACCAGTATTATTTGAAATAAGCTCAACAGACCAATCTGCGCCACTTGTTGCGTCTGGCGGTATTGTAATTTGGAATATTCGCTTCTTCTTGAATACAATAATTCTATTTTGATAGTATTGAACGATTGCCGTAATTTCATCGCCATCATCTGCATTAACAATAATACTATTTGTCGAATCCCAAATAGATGCATCAAGTATATCTGATGCATAAAGTGTATTTCTATCCAATCCAGATCCAACTGCAAATAATCTATTTCCAGTATTAATTAACAACCTTAAATTATTTGGAGCAGGGCTTACTGTTGCGGTTGCAGTTGCCCCAGATCCATTGCCAATAATTGTAACGGTCGGCGCACCAGAGTAGCCAGATCCTCCGTCATCAACTGTAACACCAGTAACTGCTCCGCCAGCAACCTCTGTAATTAGCGTTGGAAGTGTGCCACCCCAATCTGGTCCAGTAATAACTGCTGTTGCGCTTGTATATCCAGTTCCTCCATTCGCAACTGTTATTGCCCTAACTTTCCCGCCCTGCCTTGTTGCTATATTTCCATCAAAATAGTAAAGAGGTCCATCCGCATCTGCCATATACATTCTGTTGTTAAATTGAGCCATGCTAACCTTGATGTCATAGGCCGTGGAAAAACCGTCTGACCATATTTCATCTTCATTATTCCATATCCTTGTTGCGCCAGTAAAGGAGTCCCATAATTGATCGGGTGGATGAAGATTCGAATTTCCATTGCTATCAATTGTATAAAGTCTTCCTTGTGTAACGGTTACAAGTCTATCTAATTGGAATGTGTCATAGTATCGCATCCCACCAATTGAGCCTTCTTGACTTGTGGATGCAGTGCTAAAACTTGGTGCCCCTTTGCGAGTTTCAAGCGTACCCTTTGGTGAAAGGGTCATATTGACCAATTGTTGAACTTGGTTTTCGGCTAGTAAGTCGGATTGCAACCCGCTGGCTTGACCTCCAGCAAAGCTGCGGATTCCATCAAACGCCAACAGATCGTCTAAATTGTCCGAGTAGTACGGCACAATGATTCCTTTAGGCCGAGAACATTTCTTCGATGGTTAACTCGCCAAGACTTTGCGGAGTGATCTGCTTTATTCCACCAACTTGACTCAACTCGTAGTTAGCCATTAAAGCCAGATCAGCGTTGGCGGTCTGCGTGATAGCTTGCGCCTTGGCGTATTGCCGTTCGCGTTCAAGAGCATCAGAGTGAGTCAAGGCAAGAACCAAGTGATGAACGTGGGGTAAGCGAAGCTCGTCTTCTAATGCTAAGGCTGATGGCGGGAAGTCAACAATGATGTTCGTGCGGGTAAGGCATTTTAGTTTTTCGACAACACGCAATGGTATTGTGCCAGATGTTGCAAGCCTTGGGTAAAGGTTTAACTCTGCGACTCCACTGCTATTTC